ATAGGAATTGCAGCTCTTCCTCAACAATTAAACTTTGCACTACAGTCAACAAGATAAATGGCATTAGTAAACTTTACAGATCTAGATTTTGATCAGATAAAGACCTCACTTACTGATTATTTGAGGGAAAATTCTGATTTTACTGATTATGATTTTGAAGGATCTAACCTTTCTAACATAATTGATGTATTAGCATACAATACCTACATCTCCTCATACAATGCTAACATGATTAGCAATGAGGTTTTCATAGATAGTGCTACTTTGAGAGAAAATGTAGTTGCATTAGCGAGAAATATAGGTTATACACCCAGATCAAGGACTGCAGCAAAGGCGATAATCTCATTTTTTGTAGATACAACTGGTTTTACCACTAAACCTGTCACTCTAACCCTTAAAAAAGGCATTGTAACCACTTCTGCATCTGTCTTTGGGTCAGAAAGTTACTCTTTTTGTATACCAAGTGATGTAACAGTACCTGTAGTTGATGGAATTGCTACTTTTAACAATGTTACAATCTATGAAGGGACATATTTAACCTCAAATTTCACTGTTTCATCAGAAACACCTGCTCCACCATCTAGATACACCCTAGAAAATGCAAATATTGACACTTCTACCCTTGAAGTGACTGTAAGAGACACTGAATCTAGCACTTCTTCTAAAAAATATGTATTTTCTGATACTTTAATTGAAGTTACCTCCACTTCTAGGGTATATTTCCTTCAAGAAGTGGAAGATCAGAGATATGAACTCATTTTTGGTGATGGAGTCTTTGGAGAAAAGTTAAAAGCACTCAATTATATTGAAGTTTCCTATATTACTAGCAGTGGAGAGGCTGCAAATGGTGTTTCTTCCTTTAATTTTAATGGAAGATTGGTAGATAACAATAATAACCTTATAAGTACAGGAATTTCTTTACTTTCTACTGTAAATGAGTCTATAGGAGGTAAAGAAATTGAATCTGTAGACTCTGTGAAGCGTTTTGCACCTAAAATTTACTCAACTTATAATAGAGCAGTTACAGCAGGTGATTATGAGGCACTAATTCCCAAAATTTACCCAGAAACTGAGTCTGTTTCAGTTTTTGGAGGTGAAGAATTGACTCCTCCTCAATATGGAAAGGTTTTTATCACTATAAAACCATTTTATGGTCCTTATGTGCCAGATTCTATAAAAAATAACCTTAATACTCTATTAAGGAAGTATTCTGTCGCTGGAATTGTTACTGAAATACAAGATCTTAAATATTTGTTTATTGAGGTAGATGTTAATGCCTATTATAACCCAAGTTTAGCTCCTAATGCTGCAGCAGTCAAAACTGTAGTGGTAGATAATATTAATAAGTATGCTGATTCATCAGAAATGAACAAATATGGAGCAAGATTTAAATATAGTAAATTTCAAGGAATTATTGATAATAGTAATCAAGCAATAACATCTAATATTACTAAAGTTGAAATAAGAAGAGATATGCAACCCAGATTGGGTCAAAGAGTGGAATATGAACTTTGTTTTGGTAATCCATTCTACATAAAAAACAATAATGGTTATAATATTAAATCATCAGGATTTAATGTGTTTGGAATAGCAGATACTGTTTATATGTCAGATATACCTAATGCTAATCGCAGAACTGGAAAATTATTCTTATTTAAATTGCAATCTAAGTCTGGTCCTATAATTGTAAGCAATAGAGTAGGAACCATTGACTATCAGAAGGGTGAAATTATGTTGGATGCAATTAATGTTACAGGAACTTCTAAAAAAGTTCAAGATGTTGCAATTATTGAAGTTTCTGCTTGCCCTGAGTCTAATGATGTCATTGGATTACAGGATCTTTATTTGCAACTAGATAGTAGTAACAGTACTGTAGATATGGTGTCAGATGTTATTTCATCTGGTGCAAATACAGCAGGAAATCTTTATACAGCAACTTCTAGTTATATTAGTGGTGATATAGCTAGATTAACTGACACTGAAGCTTTGAATACTAATTTGGTACAATCTGACACCTATATTTTAGGAACTACTACTAATCCTTCTTCAAGTACATATTAAAAAATAATGCCAAAAAATACAAAAGTCAAAATCAGTTCAGTTGTTAAAAATCAACTTCCAGATTTTATAAGAGCAGATTTTCCTCTTGCTGGTGAATTTTTAGCACAATATTATACTGCTTTAGAAGGTCAAGGGTCAACATTAGATGTTATAGAAAATATTGACAAATATATTAAAGTTGATGAATTAACAAATCTTATAGAATCTACAAATCTTTCAACTAATGTAGGAATCGCTGATAATACCATATCTGTAAAGTCTACTACAGGATTTCCAGAATCATATGGATTACTTGAGATAGATTCTGAAATTATTACATATACTGGAATAACTACTAATTCTTTTACTGGATGTTCACGTGGATTTAGTGGAATCACATCATATAGAAGTCCAAATAAAACAGATGAGCTAGTTTTTAGTAATTCTGGTATTTCTACGCATTCTTCAGGTACAGTAGTTAATAATTTAAGTATTCGCTTTTTGCAGGAATTTTATAAGAAAGTAAAAAAACAAATTACTCCTGGATTTGAGGAAAGAACACTATCTGATAATATTGATAAAAGATTATTCCTTAAACAGTCAAAAGATTTCTATTCATCTAAAGGAACAGATAAATCATTTGAAATTTTGTTTAGAGCATTATATGGAGAGGATGTAAATGTTTTAAAACCAAGGGATTTTCTTTTTATTCCTTCAGAAAGTAATTATAAAGTTTCTGAACAAATTGTAGTAGAACCTATTGATGGAAATCCTGAAGATCTTATTAATAGAAATTTATTTCAAGATTCTGATGGTATTTTCCCTAAAGCCACAGGAGCTGTTAATGATGTAGAGAAAATTGTTAGAGGTGAAAAGGAATATTTTAGAATAAGTTTGGATTATGCTCCATCTTTATCTAGAGTAACTGGTAATTTTTCTATTCATCCAAATACTAAATTAGTAGATTCTATTTCTATTGGATCTACAGTTATGAGTGTAGATTCTACTGTTGGTTTTGGAACTACTGGTACTTTACTCGCTAATTTTATTGATGGAACATCTTCTACTATAAATTACACTTCAAAATCTTTAAATCAATTTTATGGGTGTTCTGGAGTTGATAGAACTATTGAACCAACTCAAGATCTTTTATCTAGTTCTTATGCTTATGGATATTCTGGTATTGGAACTGCAAATGTAGTTAAAGTTAGAGTAACAGGTGTTCTTTCAAAGTTAGATTATGCTTTTCAAGGAAATTATAATAGTGAAATAGGAGATCTTATCAAACCTAAAGGTCTTGGTTCTAATGTTACTAATATAGTTAATAAGAGTTTATTTAATAATATTTCTATAACTTATGATGTTGAATCCATTGAACTTATTGATAAATCAAACTTTACTTATAAACTCACTCTTTTTGATAATCATATTTTTGTTATTGGCGATAGTGCCTTAATTAATGATGTACAATGTTCTATTATTTCTCTTATTAGTTCTAAAGAAGTTTTAATAAAAGGTGCTGGAGAATTATCTTCTAAAGTTACTTATAAAATTAAAAGATTATTATCAAAGTCTAATTTAAGTAATTATCCTAGTGCTAATATTTTTACTACCAATATTCAAAATTCTTACTCAGATCGTAGAAAAAATACCTATATTGCTTCTCCTTCTATTCCAAATTATTTCAATGATGCTTTGGATATTCGTGAAACTAATATTAAATTTTCAGGTAGTTTTACTAACAGTACTGAACTAACTATTCCTGAACATGGATTAATTACTGGAGAAAAAGTAACTTATGTGGGAGGTGAAGGTGATAATAAATTAGATATCACTCAAGATGAATATTTTGTTAAAAAGATTGATATTAACACTATAAAACTTACTAAAAGTAGTGCAAATATAGACAATGATATATTTGTATCTTTTAGTGGAAGTGTAACTGATAATAAATTTGAAATTTCAAAGTTTTATCAAAAAAACATAAAATCTCAAAAATTATTAAGAAAAATCCATTCTTCAATGCCATCTAAATTTTCCAATCCAACAAGATCTGGAAAAACTGGTATATTAATAAATGGAGTAGAAATTGTTAATTATAAATCTGAGGATGTAGTTAATTATGGTCCAATAGAAGAAATTTCAGTAGTTAGTGAGGGTAAATTTTATGATATAGTAAATCCACCAATAATTTCTATTACTGATGAAGTTGGAACTGGATGTTCTGCTTTTTGTGAAGTTAAGGGTTCTATAACAGGCATAGATGTTGAAGATGGTGGTTTTGACTATCTAACAATCCCAACTATAAAGATAAGTGGAGGAAATGGAAAGGGATGTATAGCTACTCCAAATTTAGTCGCTCAAGATCATAATATAGAGTTTAATTCTATAGAAACTGCTGGATTGGTTAATCTTACAACTAATACTATAGGATTTTCAACTTTCCATAAGTTTAGAGATGGTGAGTTAGTTTCTTACAATACAGAGGGTCAAACAGCTATAGCTGGATTAACCACCAATGCTTCATATTATTGTTGTGTTAAAAATGCTACTACAGTATCATTACATAAAAATTATAAGGATGCTATAGCAGGAGTTTCTACTATAAGTCTTACTGCATATGGAGCAGGTATTCAAGAGTTGAAATGTCAATCCAAAAAGAGAATAATAAGTTCAGTTAGTGTTGGAAACTTTGGTTCTGGATATACTAATAGATTAACTTCTATCAATTCTTCTGGAATTAATACTGCAACAAATAAAATTTCTATAAAAAATCATGGATACTCTAATGGAGAAATTATTAGATATGACACTAAAGGAACTGTTATTTCTGGATTAGCAACTCTAACAGATTATTATGTATCAAAAGTAGATGGCGATTCATTTAGATTATCTGCTGTGGGTGTTGGATCTACACCTGCTAATTTTTATTTAAGAAATAAAAAATATGTTAATTTAACAGATGGTGGTTCAGGATTTCATGAGTTTAATTATCCTCCTATCAAAGTAACAGTTGATGGTTCTATTGGAGTTTCAACTTTTTCTGGTCAAGATTTTAATGCTAAATTAAGACCTGTAGGAAAGGGATCTATAAAATCAGTATATGTTGTAGATGGTGGATCAGGATATGGATCAGAAGATATTATCAATTATAATAAACAACCTACTTTTGAATTAAAATCTGGTAAGGATGCTCAATTGCTTCCAATAGTATCTGTGGAAGGAAAAATAACTGAGGTTATTGTTCTCAACTCTGGTACTGAATATAATTCAGCTCCTATATTATCTGCTTTTGGTGAAGGGAATGGATGTGTTCTTCTTCCTATATTAAAATCTGGATCTATAGATTCTGTTAAAGTTGTGCATAGTGGTATAGGATATACTTCATCAAATACTAATGTTTTTATAACACCAAATGGAAGGGAATGTGATTTATACTCTAATCCAAAAACATGGGTAATTAATACCTTTGAAAAATTATTACAAAATAATCAAATTACATCAGATGATGGAATAGTAACTAATGGTTTAAACTCTGATTATCAATTACAATACTCTCATTTATATTCACCTAGAAAGTTAAGACAATCTACTTATTCTAAAAAAACTGTAGGCGATAAAGAAGTTTTTGTTCCTGATTTATTATTAGAAAATGATATAGAGCAAACTTCAGGAACTCATTCTCCTATTATTGGATGGGCTTATGATGGTTCTCCAATTTATGGACCTTATGGATATTCAACTAATTCTGGTGGTTCTATTAAAGTTTTAGAATCTGGATACTCAGTTTCTATATCTTCCTATAGACCAAATCCATTAACTTCAGATGGTCAAAAGATATATCCTGATGGATTTTTTGTTGAAGATTATGTTCATTCTACAGATAAAGATTTGGATGAGCATAATGGTAGATTCTGTAAGACTCCAGAATATCCAAATGGTGTATACGCTTATTTCTCTACAATTAATCCAACTGTTAGGGATTCTGAAGGATCATTTAAAAATTATAGAAGACCTCAATTTCCATATTTTATAGGTAATTCTTATAAGTATGAACCTATTGGATATAATTTTGAAGGTTTATCAAATCAAGATAATGTAGATCTTAATAATACAAATTTGGTTAGAAATACTGATTCTTATAATTTTCTTTTCAATAAAACAAAATATGATTTTTTAATAGATCCTAGCGATATTAATGAACAAAAAACTTTTGTTACTGAAATTTCTGCTGGATCTATATCAAATATAGGAGTTTCTACTGGAGGATATGATTATAGAATTGGAGATTATGTAGTATTTGATAATGAAGGATCTAGTGGATATGGAGCACATGCTACTGTAAAATCTATTCAAGGAAAAACTATCAACCAAATTAATGTCGCTAATACATTATTTGAAAATGTTGAATTTATTCCAGATCAAAATACTTCTAGGTTTGTAGGTTATACTACTTCTCCTCACAATTTATATCAAAATGAATATCTAGTAATTAGTGGTTTAAATACAAATGGGTTGAATAATGATTATATTCAACCAGTAGGAATAAAAACTGAACAGTTTAAATTGCTTGGAGATGTAGCAGGAGTCTCTACTACAGGTATAGTAACTTTCTTTAATATAATGGGTAATTTAGACCCAAGTTTTATTAAAGAGAATGACGTACTTGGTATAGGAACTGAAAAAATAAAAGTATTAAATGTAGATGAAGATAGTTCCAGAATTAGAATTATTAGACAATATGATTCTACAATAGGATCTTCTCATACCTCATACTCTCTTCTTAGTCAAAAACCAAGAAGATTGTATTTTTCTCCTCCAAATCCAAATGATAAATCTGATTATGGACTTAATAGAGAATTGTATTTTAATCCTAAGGAATCTGTATCTTTAGGAAATGTTTCTGGAGTTGGAATTGGATCTACTCTATTTTTCTCTAATCCAGGAGTAGGTATTAGTCAAATCTTTATTCCCACTAAATCAATTTACTTTAAAGATCATGGATTAAAGTCTGGGGATACATTAACCTATAGAACTAACGAAGGGACTGCTCTAGGGGTTTCTACTGATGGTACAATGGAGTTTACTCTGTCTAATGAACAGACACTATATGCAGCTCCTTTATCAAAAGATCTAATTGGTATCGCTACTGCTAGAGTAGGAGTTGGTTCTACTGGATCTTTTGTAGGTATTAATAGTACAACAAATATTAGTACTTTATTCTTTACTGGTATAGGAACTGGATTATATCATAGTTTTAAAACTAATTATTCTAATGTTTTATCTGGACAACTTAAAAGATCTTTAGTAACAGTATCCACATCTTCTACTCATGGTCTTAAAGCAGTTGATACAATATCATTAGCAGTAAATCCAGGTATAACAACTACTATAAAAGTCGCTTATAATGATTATAATAGAAGACTAGTTATTAATCCTAGAAGTTACTCAGAATCTGATGTTGACACTTCTAATAATACTATTACAATATCCAAACATGGTTACGTAAATGGTCAAAAAATTGTATCTACTGCCACTACTTCTCCTGGAGGATTGGTTGATGATGGAATATATTATGTTTATGTTGTAGATGAAGATAAAATTAAATTATGTAATGAATTTTATGAGTCTATAAATCTCACTCCACATGTCATAGACATTACTAGTTCTTATGCTGGTGTGATTTCACCTATTAATCCTAGAATTGCTTTAGAAAGAGATCAGCAAGTAGATTTTGATCTTTCAGATTCTTCATTATCATTTGTTAATAATGAAGTATCTTATAGTGCATTTGATTTTAATTTATATTCTGATGTAGATCTTAATAATTTATTCTTTACTTCAGGAACAACTGATGATTTTAATATTAGTAGAACAGGTAGGATAGGAATAGATGCTAATGCAGTTTTAACTATTAAAAATATTAAGCAAATTAAAAAAGGTTTGTATTATAATTTATCGCCAATAAATGATGATTTGAATACTGATGTAAAAAAAGAGATTATTAGAGATATTGATAATAATTTAAATTCTAATAGTTTAGTTTTCACTACTAATCCTTTAACTGGATCTCATCAAATAGTTGGTGTTGGTAGCACTACATTTTTATTCTCAGCTCCAAAATCTCCAAAGAAATTAGATTATTCTTTAGTTGATGGAAATTTTGCTTATTCTTCATATTCAACAAAAGCTAAAGGACCTATATCTTCTGTTAATTTAAGATCTAAGGGAAAACAATATAGAGTTATTCCAGGTATTAGTACTATTAGATCTTACGAAGGAAAAGATGCTATTTTAAAACCACAAAGTAGTACTATTGGAAGAATATCTAATGTAGAGATTCAAAATATAGGTTTTGATTATTCTGCAGATAATACTTTAAGACCTCAAGCTCAAATACCCCATTTAATGAAAATAGATGCTCTTGCATCTATTAAAAGTATTGGTATTTCTTCTGTAGGAACAAACTATTTGAATTCTCCAGGATTGATTGTTTTAGATGGATTAACTAATAAAGAAGTTTCTGAAATTGATTTGGATTATGAACTTGGTGATACCAATGTTACTATTTTGAAAAATAGTAAATCTTTAAATGATATTATTCCAAAAATTATTCCTATTAGCAACTCTAATGGAATTACCATCAATA